TCCAGTTCCGTTTGGTGTTGCTGTAATATTTCCGTTAGCACCATCTGTAATTGTAATATTTCCAGAGTTCGTCCCAGAGTTTGTATCTAAAATTAAATTATATGCACCGCTTGATGTGATGGTAGAGTTTGCTGATCCTGTACCAACTACGATTTCACCAGATCCTTTTGGTGATAAAGCTAAATCTATATTTGAATCATCTCCTAATGCAGCTACTTTTGGATCACCGCCTGTGGCAGCGTTTGTAACATTTACATAGTTTACAGCTGAAGATGTTGTGCTAAAAAATAATTGTTCGTTTCCGTTTTCATCTCTAATACCGTGAGAGGTATCAAAGTCTATCATGAAAGAGTTAGTGTCTAAATTACCACCTAATTGTGGTGATGTATCATCAACAAGATCACTTGCTAATGCAACAGAATCAATACCTGGATTAGTGCCGTCATCTGCTTTTGCATAAACTAAAACTGTTTTACCATTTGAAATAGTAATACCAGAATCAGTTCCAGATACATATTTAAATACTACGTTTTGAGAACCTGAAGTTGAGTTCTTTAAGATATAAAAGTTTTGTACATCAATAGGAATTGTAACGTTTCTGCTAGCTGTTAATGATCCTGTAAATTCTATAATTCTATGAGAAAGCGTTGCACCTGTAGATCCGTCAGATACAGATAAAGTTGTGTCTCCTGAATCAGATACTGCTTGTGTAGTAAAGCCACCAGATATCTGCTCTACAATTTGTAAATTTGTATTTGTTTTCGTTCCCCATGTTCCGGCATTTTCACCAGTTGCCTGGAGTTCAATACCGAGAGGTGTAAATGTCGATGCCATTAAGCTGCTTCTCCTGTTACGTCGTTATAGCTTGTATTTGAGCCAGTTGCAACATCTGAATACGATGTATTCGAACCCGTTGAGATATCACTATACGACGTGTTACTGCCCGTGTCAATATTAGCTAAAGCAGTAACATTTACTGCTCCTACACTAACTGTAGCCGATTGTCCAGTTAAACCCATAACTTGATCTTTTGGATCTATACTTCCTACAGAAGCTGTAGCAGAAACGCCCGTTAATCCCATTACATCAGCTATTGTTAAACTACCTACTGAACCTGTTGAGGCTTGTCCTGTTAATGTTACTACGGAAGAACCTAGTCCTACCAACGTTCCTAATTGTGATTCTATGTTTAATCCTGTTAAAAGTGCTGCATCGTTTGGCACAACCACAGAACCTTGTCCTGATGTAATTGGTAATCCTGTCAAATCAGCTTCATGTGAAGTTACACCTGCTGCTGTTCCTTGTGCTGAAGTTATTGCTAAACCTGTTGGTGAAACATCTTCGTTTGGTGCAACTGCTGTTCCTTGACCAACAGTTGACTCTTGTCCTGTTAATCCCATAATTTGATCTGCAGGGTCTACTACACCAATCGCTGCCGTTGAAGATAAACCTGATACATCAAAAGATACTTGAATAACGTTTGTAATTGAATTGACAGATGATTGAAAAGATATACCACCAACTTCGACTGTTTTTGGTATTACAGGTGAAATAGATCCTGTTGAAGCTGTAGATGAAACTCCTGTTGGTTCTACTAAAGCGTTTGCTAAAATTCCAACTGCACCAATATTAGAAGTAGCAGATATACCTGTTAATGAAACTGTTTCGTCTGCAAGATTTCCCCACTCACCATCGTTCCATGCTTTTGCACCCCATCCAGTAGCGAGCAAAGCATCACGATTCCAATATGCTTGGCCCCAGGTGAATCGACCCCATCCTGAAGAAACCGACATAGTGGTCCTCCTATGCTAATCTTATGATTGCGTTTGTTGCGTCTGCTGTAGGAAACTGAATTGTGAAAGTTCCGTTAGTCGCTGTTTTGTCAGAACCAAAAGCGATTGCAGCAACAGCTTTGTTAGACTCTGATGAATTGTAGATTAACGCACCATTAGCTGTAAAAGAAGCAGAACTAAAACTTACGTCTGCAAAATCACAAACTGCAGTTGTACTATCAGCAACTGGAGTAACGCTTGTTAATGTAGCGCCACCAGATGTGTATGCACTTCCGGATGTGTTTGTAATTTCTTCTGATGTTGAGAATGCAGTTGTTCCTGCACCTAATGTTGCATCGCTATCATATAAAGCGATTTTATAAGTGTCGCCTGTTGTTGCTGTAAAATCATGAACTCCTTTTAAAAGTTCTACTTTAAAACTTGTACAAATCGCTGATGTTATTGCCATAAATTATCTCCTATGGGTTTGCTGAGTTTACTGGAATTCTGACTGCACCATCTGTATAGTCGTCTCTTCTTCGTCTTCCAACTTGCTCGTTAGCAAACTTCTGTACTTCTTGTTTATACTTTTGCTCATACAAAGTCAACATATCTGCTGGGCCTTTTAAAAAGCCATAAGTCTCTGCCAAACAGCAATATAACAGGCCATTTGGGAAATTTAAGCTAATATAGTTGGTGTCATTATTCTCTAAAAGATCAGGCATTTTATTGTAATGCACTCTAAATTTGTAGTTAGTGTTAGGGGTAGGAGATAAAAATATACGCCCTGAATTAGTATCTGCTTCACCTGTGGCACCACCAAACATAGCATAATATTTTGGTTTACCTTGCGCTGCTGATGTGCCTGTAATTGGTTGATATTCTTGTAGGTAAGTTACGTCTTTTTTCTCTAGCCATGTGTTAGATCCTGTAAGCACGGCGCTTGAATCATAAACTTGTATACCTCTGATAAATAAACATCCTGCAGGGGCATTGATTGTTTCTTGTCCTGGAACTAAATTACCAGATTGTTGTCTTCTATCAGCATCAATAGGGACATCCCTCATGATTCTATATTGTGCATTTAAAATAATATTTTCTAAAACAGCATCTGTTAAAACATTCGAATCTGTTTCAGTATAACTTTTAATTTGTGTTTTTAATCCTGATGCGCTTAATCCTGCCATTATGCTTGTTGTGTAACTGGTCCAGCGGACGCAGATCCACCTCCTCCTATTTCTGTTAATGAAGCTGTTGCTCCAGATGGAAATGTATAATTATTAGCATCTGTTTTAGTAATTGTAAATCCACTTGAGCCATTTATAGTGGCCGCTGGTATACCACCAACTAATTCAGCATCTCTAAATCTAACGACGTCACCTGTAGATCTACCATGATTCGGTTCATTAACCGAAACTGTTGCAGAGCCACTTGTTGCCGTAAATGCATTTAAAGGTAAAAGTCTAGGTGTGGCAGGTTCTATTCTTGGTGGTCTAACATTACGCAAAGATATTGCATCACCATTCATAGGTTTTGGTTCTAATTGTGGTTGCTTTGGTTCAAA